TTAATAAGCCATTATTTTATAAGGCAATGAAACGAGGTCTTCGTAGAGATTCTATGTATACTTTCAGTAAGTCTATATCACAAGATAGAAAAGAAAACGAAAAGAACAAGTTACCTTATTGGAACGGAGAAAGTGCTGTAAAGTGGTTACAATATTATCACGATAATAAGTTAAAGTTTAAAAATCATAGATTATGGATTGCTAAGTCACATCAAGAAAAGTATTTGAAAAGTTATGTGACTATTACTGCTGATGAAATCAAACAGGCATATAAAGACGGATTAATAACTGAAGAGATGGTTACAAATTTATGGTGTCCTACACTTAAGTCTAAATTGTCAGTTGATGATGTTACTGATACTGTAATGACCAAGAGTGGTAAATCTAAAACAAATGTTTTCATGATTAGATATTACGACTTAAAAACAAGATTGTTTCCAAAGGCATTTCAAATATTTAGGTTGAGTTTGAACTCACAACCAGCAGTTAACTTTCCACCACTTACTGCCAGATTGTTATATGAAAAATTTACCGACCACATTGAACAAGACGAACCATTAAATATCTATGACCCATCAAGTGGTTGGGGTGGTAGAATACTTGGAGCTATGGCATCAAAGAAGAGAATACATTATGTCGGAACAGACCCGAACACAGACAATTGGATAGACGAAATAGATAAGTCAAGATACGAGTATGTCGCGGACTTTTTTAATAAACATGGATTAGAAACAAATCCGTTTTGGGAAGAACCAAAAAATACATACCACTTTTTCTGTTTAGGTTCTGAACATGTTGGTGACCATCCTGACTTTCAACAATACAAAGGTAAGTTGGATATGGTATTTACCTCACCACCCTACTTTGATAGAGAACAATATTCAGACGATGATGAACAATCATTTAAGGCTTATCCTATGTATTCAGATTGGAGAGATAATTTTTTGGAACCAACCTTGACTAATGCTTATCAAAGTTTGAAGAGTGATAGATATATACTGTGGAATATTGCGGATATAAAGCTAAGTGGTGATAATTTTCATCCTTTGGAACAGGACTCTATAGACATCATAAAGAATTTAGGTGGTGAGTATAAAGGTAAATTAAAAATGCTGATGGCGTCTATGATTGGTGTTGACCAAAGTAATGTTAAAAATAAAGTAGATGTTGATGGTAACACGATGAAATTTGAACCAATTTTCATATTTAGGAAACCATGATGAATCACGCCACCTTAGATAATTTAGATGAAATTATGGATGTTTTCAAACAATATGGAGACATTTTTCCTCACATCCGAAAAGATAAAATAGAAACTATGATAGAGTTTCATAATGTAATTTGGGAGAATGAAGTTCTAATTACATATAATCACTATAAGAGAAAACAAGCCGTTGCGATGATGATGGAGAATGATAAAGTAATAAGTGCTTTTCAAGCACAAAAAGGTGATTGTATCTTACATCAGATTGCTGCTAAAAATCAAGGAGATGGTAGTGGTAGGAAAGTGTTTGAAAAATTCATTGATTACAATAAGGGTAGGGATATCGTGTTATCCGTTAGAAGTGAAAATACTAGAGCAATAGATTTTTATAAAAAATACGGATTTCTGAAAGTTAGTGATATTGAATGGGGTAAAACAAAACAAGTCAAGGGAGAGGTTTATTTATTAGAACAAAAACCACTCTTCAGATATAAGGAGAATCAGTTTGTCTAAAGTCGGAGTTATAAAAGAGTTGAATATTCAACCGGCGCTATTTAATTTTGGTGGGGTATTAGATTATTTAGATAATAGTAAGTTTAGTAAGGTTAAGACAAAGTATAGTAAAGGTGATGATTGGACAGCAGTTTCATTGAGAGGATATGGAGAGTCACCTTTAGATATATTAAAACCTAATGTGTTAAAAAGTGGGGTCAACGAACAATCTAAATTACAAGACACAACGTTAATGAGTGAGATGGGTTTCAGTGTAATCAAAGAGGTTTTGAATTTTATTCCTTCGGAATTCGAGAGGGTTAGATTGATGAAAATCAAGGCTAACTCTTCAATTGGTAAACATACGGATAAAATTGATAAAGACTTTGGTTTAGAAGAGGGTAAAATAATTAGAATTCATGTCCCAATTAGAACAAATGACAAAGTAGAATTTTGTTTATGGGATGATGGAGAAAAAACAATAAACTATCTCAAAGAGGGACATTATTATTATGTCGACGTTAGAGCACCCCATGCGGTTACTAACAATAGTGATGTTGATAGAATACATTTAGTCGTTGATACCTATCTAAACAGCGATATATTAGGACTTTTAGGTATTAAAACATTTTGGTAAACAATAAGAGGTTATAATGAAGGAATTAACACCAGAACAAATTGAACATAATTGGAATAAACTAAGAACAATCATAAATGATACTTTTGCTGGAGAGCGACTTGAAGGTTTAAATAAAATGTATGATTATTTCGAGGAGAGGATGGCTTTGGCGCCAGCTAGTGGGAAAGAACATTTTCATAATGCCCATCCCGGTGGTTATGTCGAACATATTTTACACATTGTTGATTTTGCCGAACAACTCTATGATTTGTGGGGAAGAAATGGGGCGACAATAGATGATTTTGATAAAGAGGAATTGGTGTTTGCCGCACTCCATCATGATTTAGGTAAGGTTGGTAATTTATCTGAAGATAACTATATTCATAATGATTCAGATTGGCATAGGAAAAATCAAGGTATGATTTACAAACATAATCCCAAAATTGAGTATATGACTATCACTGATAGAGCCATTTGGTTGTTACAACACTTTGGTGTTCAAATGACGGAAAACGAATTTTTAGGACTACGTTTGGCTGATGGATTGTATGAAGAAGCAAATAAAACTTATTACATGAATTGGAGCAAAGATAATCAACTAAGAACTAACATTGCTTATATTTTACATCAAGCTGATATGATGGCAAGTAAAATAGAATATGATGAATGGGTTAGGGGTGACCATGATGTCAAGGTTGAGGAAAAGGAAAAAGATATAAAAAAGAAAACTGAACAGTCCACTGCTGCAAATCAAGCATTTAAGGAATTATTTGGAGATTGATGCTTGACAAATACATAAAAAATTCGTATATTATATGAATAGGTTATATTATTAAGGATATATAACTTTAATTAAACTAGGAGAATAGTAAAATGCTTAATAGACAAGCAATGGTCATGATGAATGACCAAAAAAAGTTCCCTACACTAACACCACCTAAGATAAAGGGATGTCGTTACTTGGGAAGAATGGTAATCCATGAAAGTGATATTTATGATGGATATTTAGATAACGGAAATCAACCTAGAGTAAATGAAGATGCTGGTGCCAGACAAAATGCCTTTCATCTTTCTTTTCAAAAAGGTATTGATTTCAATAAACTACCACCTATTGTTCAAAAACGAAAAGATGGGAAATTTAACAGAATAGCTGGATACGGAAGGGATTCAGGTCTTCAAAAGTTAGATGGGTATGAGGGTTGGTATGTTTATGATGTTTTTGAATTGGATACACCTAAAGCTGTTGCTTCTTTAAGACTTTGGTCAAATCATTGGACACCTGAAGAATCAAACAGTGACAATGACATTGTTAAAACTTCAGTTGATTTGATTAACGCCAAAGGTTTAAAGAAAGACGAGAGCGAAATTCGTAAATTTATCAGAACTGGTGAACCGTATCTTCACAAAGGTGAAATTACTAAGTTGGTTAATATGGTGATGGCTTTTGTTGGTGGCTCTTCTAAACAAATTATTGTCAAGATTACTTCATTTACACATAAGACTATTTATAGTCGTTTTGTAAGGCAATATTGGGCAGACATACCAACATATGGTTTCGAAGATTGTAGCACGACTAATAAACCTAATATAGTAGCTGGTGTTTGGCAGACAACTATGTCATCAAGTGTTCGTGGTAATAACTCTTATAAAGTAAAGTTGTTTGATGCTCTTGCGAGATACGATAGAGATGGAATAAAGACAGAGTTTCTTCTAAACATAGACAAGGCGTCTAACCTAAAACAGTTACAAGATAGGCGTAAATATTTAATACAAAATATTGACCACTTTCGAAAAACTGTTAATAGAGAAGATATCTGGAGTAAAGCTATTATGTTTCATGGATTCGTGCCACAACACGAAGATGAACCTAAGAAACATCTTATAACTTTAGACAGTTTATAGATTTGTATCTAGATTACTTCAATAAGTTCTTAAATATGAGCCCATACTTGGAGATTCAACCCTCTGAGTGGGCTCATATTAAGAGCACCTTTGAGAAAAATGATGTAAAAGAATCTCTGGCAAAAGTCGCCATGACTTATCCAATGCCAACGATGGAGATGAGCGAAGGAGATTGTCGAAAGGACTTTAATAAGTTAAAGGGAACTTGGGTTTATGATATTTTGAAAGAGGGAGAGTGGTTCGCACGTTCAGAAGATGGATATGATTATCCCTTAGTTTATGAGGGTCAACAGTGGTATTTTGCCAGAAATAATATTGGTAACAAAGCCAGTAACTATTTTCAACAAGAAAATCGTTGGTCAGTAGATGGTTCCGTCTCACCAGGACCAAAAAGAACTTGGGAAAGTGAAAAATTTATGACCACTTTGATGGGTAGTGCGTATTCGCTGAAAATGGATAAAATTGACAGATCTGTGTTGAGAACGATGATTGGGTTACGTAAATATATCTGTGCTCAGTTTAAACCAAATGTTGCTAAAGCCCTATATGATTTATTTAAAGCAAGAAATGTATTAGATTTTTCGATGGGGTGGGGTGATAGGTTAGCTGGTTTTTACGCATCACAAAACACCGAACTCTATGTTGGGGTTGATCCTAGAAGAGAAAATCACCCTATCTATCAAAAACAATCTGATTTTTATGATTCAATGTTGACTATGTTTGAGTCAGATAAAAAAGTAGATTTTTATAGTGAAGCAGCCGAAGATTTTTACTACGATGGTTATGAAAATACTTTTGATATCGTTTTCACATCACCACCATACTTTAATGTTGAGAGATATAGTTATGATGACAATCAGAGTTGGGTTAGATATAAAAACATAGATAGTTGGAATTATCAATTTTTACAAAAATCATTAGATAATATAATTCCGACGTTAAAATCAGGTGGTAAATTGTGTATTAATATTTCTGATGTATATAACGGTGGGGAATGGAAAAAAATATGTGACCCAATGAACGAGTTTTTAGAAGAGTATAGAGATTTGGAGTATAAGGGGTGTATAGGAATGGAAATGGCTAAACGACCAAACAGTGGTGGGGCTGGAACAGCAAAATCAAAAGAATACACTGAACAATCTCTTCAATTGGTTGAAGAAACTAAAGATAAAAGATTTTGTGAACCAATTTGGATATGGGAAAAGAAATGAAAAAGATAAGACATAGTAAATTACCAATAACCTTGATATCGGACGATCATCTAACAACGGATTTTCTGAAGGCTATACAAATTCAGATGGAAGAGTATAGTTGGGATGAGTGGATTGATGAGGATGGTAATTGGTTTACGTTTTGGAATAAACCTAACCCTAAGCAATTGGAGCTGTTCAATGGGTAATCCATTAATATATTTTTTCATAGCAGCATTAATTCTAATTCTATTTATGCAGATTAGAAATGGATGGAAGTGGTAATGGGGTGGTGGTTAAGATTTCAAGCTCATCCCTTATGGATGAAGTTTATGGAATGGAGATTAGGTAGGCAATCTAAGAGGTTCGCACAAGAGTTAAAAAAGAAAAATTATAAACCACGAGAACCGTGGGACAATGGGATTTGGAAATGAAGCATAAAGTTTTAATAGTGTTTGGATTAATATTTGTTGGTCACTGTTTTAATTTATATAGAAATAGGGAGTTACCCCTACCCAAGATAGAGACCTATGAGATAACCTGTGAGGTCAGCGGTGAGGTTTACCTATTAAGAAAACAACCAAAGTTAAAAAAGAGTATAGTTTATTGCACCAAACGAAAAGAAAATGTTGTGGTATGGGTTAATTGGCATGTTAACCAAATACCTGAATACACTTATAGAGTTGATTCTTATAAAAATTATTTAGAAAAGAATTGGGTTGAACAACATTACGGGTATAGAATTGCTCCTTAATAATAATTTATATTTTCCTTGGGGGAAAATATAAACTTTGAAAAATTACACATATTTATTACTAAACATGGAGATATAAAATGTGTGGGTGTGAAAACTGTCAATGTGAAAAGTGCGAAGGTAATTGTTGTTAAGATAAATTATGAATCAAGCTGATAGAAAAGAATTTGAACTCATTCATGAGAAAATTGATAATATAAAGTCTGATATTGATGATATCAAAAAGGATATGTCAACAGCTCATGGTAAAACCGAGGAATCATTAAAATTCATTAAAGAAAACCTATTTAATCCCCACGAGGGACTTTGGGCTGAAACCAAACAAAACACTCAGTTCAGAGAAAACTCACAAAAATGGCGTGGTGTGATAGGGGTTGGTTTTGTAGGATTGGTTATTGAAAAAGTCTGGTCAATATTCACGACATAAAATATTAAAACAATTAAATAAATGGATGGATTGGTTAGAAAAACCAAATGATGATTTTGGCGGTTTTCCAGTGTGTCCATTTTTAGCGCCAGAGAGAAAAAACAATCAACTTTTAATTGAGTTCTATGACTCGGATGAAGATTCAATTTTCGAAATGATAAAAAGCTTCAATAAGGATGAAAGGTATACTACTGTCTTATATTTACACAAGGAATATCATGGTAATTATTCTGTCGTGGATTATCAGGATTTTATAAACGAAAGTTTAAAAAAAATTGATTTAGGTCATCTAAAAGCTGTTTGTTTTAACCCCTATGACAAAAGAAAGGTAAACGGTATATTAACGAGAAAAAACGCCCCTTGTTTCATCACTAGCATTGCTACTAGAAAAGCACTTGGTAATGCCTACAAAAAATTAAAAGATACAAATTATTGGAAAAAAAATAAAAAAACCTCTTGACTTATATGAAAATCTATTTGTATATTTAGTCATAATTAAGAGGTAAAAATGAACTTAGAGTTAAATAAAACATACGAATTTGATTTGGGAGACATGTCTCATTGTGGGATGAGTCATCAAGAGATGATTGACCACTATAATTCTAACTCTAGTCCCTTATCTTTTTTAGTTGAGAAATTGTTACCTAAATGGTTTGATGACATAGTTTATGATACAACCGCTCATACGATTACACACGATGGTGTTAAAATTAATATTAAACCTGATTTAAGAGATAAAAAGACAAGAACTATTTTAATGGATCAAAAAGCTTTCAATCATAAGGGTGGTAATTTTTCTCGGAGTTCAATGAAAGGTGTGGGTAGAAAATTCAACCAAGATTTAAATAATGCGTGGGCAAAGGCACAAATATTCATTTGGACAGATTTTTGTGACTTACCAAAAGTAAGAGTAAAGGCATTAACCGGTGGGGATTGTATAAAAAAATTTCCAAATGGGAGAGTGAGTAAAAAAGATAGAGAGTTGTTATTTGGATAATAAAACTGATTATAAAAAATATATAAAAAGTCTGAGAACTTTATTAAACGATAATGAGTTCACTAGAACTCTACCAAGTGGTTATCACCATTTTATATCAGAAATGCATAGAAAATTGGTTAGTAATTTCAAGATTACCGACAAGATGTTGAAATCAATCCGAACTGCTGTTGATTCTTATCAAACTTATCTTGAGCCAGAAACACGAAAGAAAAGAGAAGCAATGTTAGCTAAGATAACTAAATTAAAATATTTATTAACAAAATGTGGATATACTCGTCAATATGAGTATGAAAAAATGGAGTTTCTAGATAGTATTACGAAAAGAGTTCATTTAAAAGGTAAATTAACCCCTAAACAAGCTAAGTATGCAAATGCGTTATTTAAACAATTTAATAAAAGGGTTTTACTATAATTTTAAAAAAAATAAAAATAATGCTTGACTTATATAGCATTTTATTATTAGCTTTATATGTAATTAATAAGGAGTTTTTGAGTGAGTAAATATTCGGATTTTTGGTTTGACAATCGAAGGACAAGTTTGGTCGATGACCTGTTGTCCGATGATGACAGACCCT